AGTTATTTTGCCAGTGTAAAAATCATCTCTTGCAAGCATTGCCTCTTCTTTATTTAACTTTTCCTTACGAGAAAAATCATCCTGTCTAAACTTTTCTTTTTTACTTTCTGAATTATAGAATTGGTCTATAACTTTATCTCGTGTTTCTGTTGGAAGTGTTTTCCATAAATCTTGATACTTAGCTGTGTTTCCTTCTTGAATAGCTTGTAGTCTTGATGCCAAGTTATTTTCTGGAGTAGACTGCCCGAACTCATCAGAAGAAAAATAATTTGAAAGCCTATCAACATAAGCTTTTTCAGTTCTTGTATCTAAATTCTTTTGAGTATTAGCAAATGCAATAGGATCATACGTCTGTGCAATAAGATCTAATCTTTTGTTACGCTCAATAAATATAAGATCATTTAGTTTTTTAGGATCTGTCTCTTTATCAATACTCGCTCTAACTTGAGAGTCAAAATCACTTAAAGATCTATTGACGTTTTCTTCAATAACCTTTGCATTAAATTCACCAATTCTCTTAGCAGCCGCCTGATACACTACGTTTGACGCAGTAGCTACTGATGCTCTAAAAGCATTAGCTTGCTCTGGATCTATCCTTGCAATTACATCACCGTTACCTTTTGCAATGCCGTAAAACTGATCATCTAGTTGTCTAATATTTGTAATCTGACCAGCCTCAACCTGCTTGTATATACTAGCAATCTCACTTCTAGCTTGTAGCTCCAGCGTAGATCTAAGTTGACCAGCTTGTATCTTTCTTGCTGAGTCACCAAAGAATGTGCCAGCTTTAGGAGCCTGTATTGCAATATCTAATGATCCCTGCTTTGCAGCCATAATCTGCTCGTCAGAGATTGGGTTGTTATATGCCCACTGCTCACCCTCACGCATAGCAGTTTTTGCAGCAGCCTTAAATGCAAACTCACTTAGCCGATCAAGAGATTGACCAATCATTTGTGACGTTCTTTCGCTTTCACGCTCTGCCGCAAAATCTAATCTTTGCGTAGGTTGTGATAGCAATCCTGATTGTTGGTATACTGGCAATGGCATATTTATTACCGTCTAAATGTGTAAGAAGAGGTATCTGTTGGAGCGCTACCAATAGTTTGAGTGGCTGCCGGAGCAGACCCTAACTGACTGTACTGGTATCCACCCTGCGCTATTGTCATAGCAGCTTGGAAGTACCCTTGTTTTTCAGCTTGGTTAGCAGCTGATGCATACATAGACTTTTGCGCCTCACCCATTCTTTCAGCGCCAGCAGCATTAGACAAAGATACTTCAAACTCCTTACCAGCTCTACGAGTACTTACATCTTGAATTAATGCAGCAGATCCTTGGAATGATTGAACACCACCAGCTGATCCTCTAGCTCTGGCAGCTGCATTTGTTTCATTTAATTTTTGCAAAGTCATGTTTGCTTGCTGCTCGTATTGCAATGCACGTTGCTTACTCTCAAGACTAGCTTGCTCTGCTTGCAAATGTAATTGCCGACCACGAGCTTGACCAGCTTGAATGCTATTAACAGCTGATAATGCAGTAAATGCAACAAGTGCAATCTGTGCCATGTTAAGTCCCTTGGTGTGTAGCTACTTTGTACTCAATACCGAGTAGCGTCATTTTCAATGGGAGATTTTGAGATACGGTAATCTTTGCGTCCTGAGAATATCCCAAGATCCCATGTAATACTTTAATGCCAGTGAAGTCTGGAATGTCAGTATCTAATATTCCAGATATATCAAAACTTCTAATAGGCACTTCGATATTATTAATCTTTAAATGCTGCGTATCTTTTAACACAGCATTCACTTCTACAATACGTTTTTTAAATCCAATGCGAGTACCTGATGCCAGTCTTAATTCTACTGGCTGAGTTGCTACAGTTACTGTGTACGGCAAACCAACTTCATATGATGATGCGGCTGCTCTAGCAAATGTAATAGTTCCACCAGCAGGTACTACTTGATCAGGCTGGATAGTGCCATCAAGCTTTATATTAACTGTCTTACCAATCAAATGAGACACAGATACACTAGCAGCCGCACCACCTTTTACAGCAGAATCCATGTAAGTATCATCATCAAAATACTCTACATAGTATTGAGTTGCGCCATTAATAGTGCGCTTAACGATTGCATAGATTGTAGTAATATCCACACCAACATCAATAAACTCACCGTCAGTATCAAACTCTGATGGCGCAATAACATTCTGCTGACGCAGCAATGAGAATATAGCTATTGTTCCACCAGTAGCATTTACAATTAATAGCAAGTCATTCTCGTCAGTAGCAACAGTCCTACGCAAACCTAGACGAGTAGGATTCTTTAATAAATGACCAGCAAGCAAAGAGATCTTATTTGTTAGATACGTCAACTGTGTATCAGAGAAAGCCATTTCATTTAATGACTTACCTTGCCTTTGAATAAATAACGTACCTGACTCTAACTGCTGTACTCGAATGCCTTCCTTGCTACCGTTACGACTAATTGTCTTTACAAAAAAGTTAGCTGGAGTAATTGGATCCAAACCATTTTGCGGTACATAGAACTCACCACCAGTAGTAAACACTTGCAGATCTCGACCTGAGATCATGTCAGTAATTGAGTTGTATGTATTGGTATCTAAGGTGGCCTCTACAGCATCATCATCCAATCCTTCGGTAGCTTCAAAGTCAAAGAATATACCTACCTTACTGCCCCAAATAGTAGATGGTCTAGATTCACTACCACCAAAGTAAAGCCTACCTTCGTGAAATGTAACCGTAGCCGGATAGCCTTTTGTGCCTGACCACACTGGCTCATATCCTGATTCATAATCCCAGCTACCTGATGCAATAGCTGACGAATTAAAGAATGGGAATTCTGTAATAGCGCTGACCACCGTGCCTGATGTATAGGCAACAATCTTAGCTCTACCTTGTGGACTAGCATTGACGTACTGTCCAACACTACCAGCAGTAAATACTGACGCACTAGCAGTTAGCGTGATCTTTCCAGATACAGCTGATGGTGTCAGCGTAGCGGCTGGATTAGTTACGCTAAGAGTAAACGCATACTTAGGTACAGAGTCAAATGTAATTGCTGATGCAGTCCAGTCAGCATTAGTCGCACCACGCACAATCTTTACAGGATTGATTGATGGGTGAACTACAATCAAAGTATCAGCTGATTGAGTCCAGCAAATTTTAGCAAGCCTTGCACCAGTTAAACCTACAGCTGATGTGCTGAGATAGTTATTGCCAGTTCCATTGATGTTCGTAATTAATACTTTGTTTCTGTACACATACATTCTATTATGTGTAAAAACAAGCATATAACTATCTGAAGTTGAGAACTCAAACGCAATGCATCTAACACCATTAGCAGCAGATTCTGATCCGCTATTAGGTAATGCAGATAAATACTTTAAACCTGCTCTACGTCTCAATCCACCTTGCGGCTGGATCACTACGTTAGTAGCTTCAGACAAAGCATTCTGGTAGGCAGCAAGATCCACACGAGCCAGCAATAGTGGATCCATCTCTCCTGAAGAGAAGTTTGTCTGGAGTGATACGAAACGAGTCATTAGTATCTAACCGCTATCAGTGAGTAGTCTTCAATAGACTGTACAGGATTATTCTGTCCATCAATATTGATTGATGTACGCATATAGCCACCACGACCATTCTCAGCTGGTGAGCCTACAGCAACGCTTTGCCAGTATTGAGCCTTATCTACCTGATCTGTGACTGGTAAAGCAAAGTGCCAAGCCATTACATATTTGAGCAACTGCACAAAATATGATGGCATAGCGAATTCTGGAGTTGAATACTGATATTCAGCGTAAATTGTTTGCTCATTCGTCAGCACCTTATCACCCATGATTTTGTAGTTTTGGATTGGATAAGCGCCAACATTTCCAGTGTTAAATATCTTACGAGGAGATCCTAAACGATCACCAGTTAAAGCATATTCGTATTTGTACTCATTGGTTGGAACAGTTACCAGCCTAGCTAGTTGTTCTTTTTTAAAACTAAACGACCAAGGATAAGTCATCAAAATTTGATTTTTGATGTCATGGTAAAGTCGATCAGCAATATTAGCCTCATCAGTACCATCATTAAATGACGATATAGGACGAGCGCCAAGCATTATTAGTGCGTCTGAGCAGATTGATAAACTGGTATCGCCAGCAGCCATGTCAGATCCTTAATGTGATAAAGGGCTACCCTTGTAAAACAAGAGCAGCCCCGTGCTTGATTCAGACTAAGTTAGTCAGTATCTGTTGCGCTTACAGTTGTACCGTCAGCAATATCAACAACACCAGCATTAGAGACTGCATTGACATAAGTCAACACTAAGCTTGGAGTAGTGCTATCGTAAACAAAGATAATATCGCCAACTTTTAACAGCGATGCAATGCTGTCAAAATAGCTAACGGTATTAAC